ATTTAAAGGTGATAAAATGAACCAGAGCAACATTCCTTTAGTAGCTGGTGGTTTAACTGCTCCGTGGTGGGTAAATGCAATGAACGATTGGCTTTCATTAATAGCTGTCATTCTTACCATAGCGTTGCTTCTCCGTAATCTTTGGAAGTCACGGAAGGACTAGGCAATGATTGACCCAGGCACGATAGCCTTGGCTGCTAGTGCCTTTGCCGCGGTCAAGAAAGGCATAGCCTTTGCCAAAGACATCGAGTCCATGCACCAAGACATCTCCCGGTGGATGTCTGCTTGCCATGAAATCGAATCCAAACATAACAAAGTTAAGCGTAGAAAAGGCCAGTCTGTCGCAGAGGAAGCGATGGAAACTTGGGCTGCTGTGCGCAAAATACGTCAGCAGCGCGAGGAGCTTCGGCTCTATATGCTGTCTATAAACCCCCAAGCATGGAATGATTTTGTAAGAATAGAGGGGCAGATACGAAAGCAGCGCCAGCAAGAGGAGGCTGAAAGGCGCAGAAAGATTAAGCGTAACCTAGAGATAGCTGTGGTGGTTCTGGCCATTGTGCTAGTTGGGTTTGCTTTTGGCCTGATGGTTTGGTGGGTGTTGTATCTAAGGAGTTTGTAATGGCTACAGTATTAGACGAATGGAAAGTGATGCCAAGACTGGCATTTCTTGCTATGATTATCATGGCTTACAGGGTAACGGACTGGTATATGTATGACTTAGACATTGCCAGCCGGACTATTGAAGCCAGTGGTTTTGTTTCCGTTGTGGTCGGGGCTTTGACAGGTAGCTTTGCGATATGGCTAGGGAAAGAGAAGTAAGACTGGTCACATATACCGATAACCAGCTCCGGGGTGAGAAGGTTTATTTTCTGGTGGATGAAAACGGCGTGATGCTGACAGAGCCAGTAAAGAAAGAGGGCAAACATGATACAGCTATTGGGCGTAGTGGGTAATCTTGCCCAGACTTTTCTTGAAGGCAAGGTAGAGAAAGAAAAAGCCAAGTCAGAGATAATGAAGACTGCCGCGCAGCATGATAGCAAGTGGGAGTTAATCATGGCTGAGTCTACGCGCAACTCATGGAAAGACGAGATAATTACCATCGTTGTTTTACTGCCGTGCGTACTTAGCTTTGTGCCGGGCATGGAAGATATAGTACAGGCTGGCTTCAACCGCTTGAGCGAGCTGCCTGATTGGTATCAGAACATCTTATATGTTACTATACTAGCAGGGTTAGGTCTCAAAGGACTGGATAAGTTTAGGAGAAAGTAATGCCAGCAAAACGTGGTTTATATGCAAACATCCATGCCAAGCGTAAGCGTATCAAGGCTGGCAGTGGTGAGAAAATGCGGAAGCCAGGCAGTAAGGGTGCGCCTACTGCAAAGGCTTTCAAGCAATCAGCTAAGACAGCTAAAAAGAAATGAGGATATGATGGCTACAATATTATCATCAGCAGAGGGAGCTAAAAGGACTGCATCAAAGTCAAAGGCAGCAAAAAAAGTTTCTGGCAACAATTACAGCAGAGCCGAGGATATTTTGGATAGATATGCAAAAGGCAAGCTGAACTCAAGAGAGGTTCAGAAAGAACTAAAAAAGTTTGGGTTTGGTGCAAACTTACGCGGCAAAAGCAATGTCATCCCAGTATTCCCCTTAGATGGGGGCGATGGTTTTGATGTGGAACTGTAATGAACATAGACCAGCTTAGACAGGAGCTTGCGGCAGACGAAGGCTGTAAGTACGAGATATATTTAGACCATCTCGGTCTGGAGACGTTCGGCATTGGCCACCTCGTAACAGAAGATGACCCGGAATATGGCCAGCCTGTCGGCACACCCGTTACAGAAGAACGAGTGCAGCAAGTGTTTCGCAGGGACATAGCCGTTACTACAGAGGATTGCCATAGGCTGTACCCGGACTTTGACAAGCTGCCAGAGGAAGCCCAGCTCGTTATTGCAAACATGATGTTCAACCTCGGCTACCCTCGCCTGTCAAAATTTAAAGGCATGAAAGCAGGGGTAGATGCCCGGGACTGGGATAAAGCAGCAGAGGAAATGATAGACTCGAAGTGGTTTGACCAAGTGCCAAACCGGGCGAAGCGTTTGGTGGCTAGAATACGGAGCTTGAAAGATGCCTAAGAAAAAAGACCCCCGGTTGGCTAGAGCTGGTGTATCCGGCTACAACAAGCCAAAGCGCACCCCAAACCATCCAAAGAAGTCTCATGTCGTTGTGGCCAAAGTAGGCGACAGGGTTAAGACTATCCGCTTTGGGCAGCAGGGCGTATCTGGTGCTGGGAAAAGTCCAAAGACTGCTGCACAGAAGGCACGGCGTAAATCATTTAAAGCCCGTCACGCAAAGAACATAGCTAAAGGCAAGATGTCTGCGGCTTATTGGGCTAATAAAGTTAAGTGGTAGTGAGAACGGGGCGGCAAACACATCTCCGTAACGTGTGAGGACTTTATCCAATAACTTTCACACTGTACAAAAACCGCCCCGTCCTCTACCGCTAGAGCTGTCCAGCGGTATCCTTGTTTACCTTCCAAATGCGCCAGCCAGTACCGTCCGGCATCTTAGCGCTTCTGTGAGGTATGTTTCTAAAATACATACAGCCTCTTACACTGTCATAATCTTTCTGTGTGTGGACAAGAAAGCTATCACCATCCTCTAGGTGGTCTAGTATTGGATTCCATCTCCCCCTCTGCACCCTTACGGGCTTGTCCTTCTCTATTAGCTTTTTTTGACAATTCGAACAGTACATTAAAACAACTCTCCTCTGTGCCGTAACACAATACATCTCCTCTACCATTGCAGCTCCATGTGTTGTCTAGGGCTGGATGCTCCTTGCCACACTGGACGCAAGTAACTGTGTGTTGCGACTGTTGTGCTTTGGTTTTCTTTTTCCTACCTTTATCGTACCAAGCCATACTTATCCTTGCGAATATTGTCCAGGCTTTTATTGATAAGGTCTTGCGCCAGCTCAAGCATACGTTTCTCTGTCATGTTGAGAAAGTATGGTTTGCCGTCTATGGTGATAAGCAGCCCATCATCGTAGGCTGCTATCAAGATTTGTGGCTGGACTTCCATTAGAATGGAATGTCATCGTCAAGGCTGAGTGCGTTACGCTTAACGGCTGCCGTTTCAGCTACCTTGCGTAGGCCGCCTTGCTGTACGTTATCATGCAGATTGTCGGCTGCCTGATGCTGTACTGGCTCAGTGATAGAAATACCCAGCGAGCCATCGTCATTTTCAAAGACAGATACCCGGTACTTCTTGTCACCTCTAAGAGTTACATCCGCCGGCGAGCCATCTTTGTACGGGCTAAACTTGCTGTTACCCCACTTGGCTGCACCCTCGTCATTTGGAAACACCTTTATTGATGTTACCTTTTCTAGTCTTGTCGCCATTATGCTACTCCTTCTAATTCACTTAGGCGTTTCTGAAAGAGAAGAACAAACTTGTCCCCTCGCTCCTTATTCCTTGCGGAAATCTTTTTTATTCTTTGCTTGTTATCCACAAACAACTTCTCGACTTTAGCCGGAATGTCTTTCATGTCGAGCTGGGACTTCAAGTCGTTGTATAACGCCCAGTCTCTTTCATCTTCGCTTGTGGGATTTTCCTTTGCCTTTTCAGGTTCAGGGGTAGGTGTGGGTTCAGGCGGAGTCGCGTGGTGCAATGGAGGAGGATTACCAGCGCCAGCCGCCTGACTCTGTTGGATATCTGTATGTCTTTCAACAGTATCCATTTCATTTGCTGATGCGTATTCACCACCAGCTAAACCAATTGAGGCAAGCGCACGACCAATGGCACTGCTCTCGCAATTCTCTAAAGCAGATGTTGTATTGACATGGCCTTGCCCCCGGATTTCCTCTGCCATCCCAGAGCCTATGACTATGCCATCTGCATTAGTGATTATAGCCTTTATAACGACCCTCTGTCCATCATCTACAAGTATCTTGGTATCTACCCCCATAGACAGGCCAAAGACCTTCCTGAACGCTTCCATGCGGTGAACAACTTGGGTATACATTTTACCCCCTCGTTGCTTCACGCCATGCGTTTTGTTCAGCTCCGCGCATAGAGCCATTGCGTCTAGGATATTAGTCATCATTTATCTCCTCAAACTTTACGTTTCGGCTTTCAAAGTAGGCTGTCATCATGTTCATCACACAAAGCAGCGTTTCCTTGAGGTCTTCTATGTCTTTCTCCAGCTTGTTTAATCGCTCAAGGTTTAGGTCTATAAGCTGGGCGTGTTCTTGTTCTATCTCAGTCATGCTGTCCTCCAGAAATAGGCAAGCCATTATAAATTCGGTACTGCATCGGGTTCATCTCTGTGACTTGCTCAATAATCGGGAAAGGCTTTCTTTCCTTCTTTGCCCCTAAAACGTATGTCGGTGCGTACATTTTTAAAAGCTCGACTTCCAAATCCATACGCTTGCCGAGTGGGTCTGGTGAAGATAATTCTTCCGCGACCTTCTTCGGCACTGCAATGGGCTGGAAATGTACTAGGTGTGTATTCATGCTGTCCTCCAAGCATCTTTTGCTATTTTCAGTATTTCACCGCCATGTCTTTGTCCTATTTGCCCGAAGTCTGGCGGCACTAGCGCGAACAATTCACGCCAATTTCCATTGGCTACTTGCATTAGTTTCTGTACTGCAAGCCACCTTCTTACCACATTTTCATAGGCTTCTTCTAGCCTATCTGGTTGTAATGCTTCACAATTTTCGGCAGTAACGATGTTGTAACCAGCACTGGTAACGAACAGCAAGCCTGGAGTTAGGCCAGTAGATTTATGGTAAACCGCTTGCTGCATGACTTGCTGGGGAGTAGGTTCTGTCTTTGGTTTTGGCACTCGCCACGTTCTGCTCCCATCCTTCTTTGGTGGGTTGCGGAGAGGGAGGCTGCACTTGAGGTCAATCTGTCTAGTTTCGCTCGCATAGTCGAGAAATAACGTGACTGGTACATCAATGCGTGGGTCTTTGTAATAGCGCTGATACTCACCTTCCAACTCCTCATCGCCAAAAAACTCGTTTAGCCCATCAACGGCGTGACGGGACATATCTGCTATATGGTTTTTAAACTCGGTAAATGCTTCCGCATCTGCACCACCATCCCAAGTCAATGGCTGGTATGTCATAAACTCAGCCATGCCATGCCGCAGGGCTTCTGAAAAGTCCCAGCGTTCTTGCTGTCCTCTGATGGGGCTGTACTCATGCAAGCCCATGCAAAGGTCAGCCACTATCTGCACGATTTGCCCAGCTCTGGGGCGGGCAGACATCGGGAAGTTCATCTTATATTCTTTGCGTAACAACAGCTTGAGTATGTGTTCGTCAAGTGATTGCGTACCACCAGAGGCAGAAACGTGATATCTGCCAAAGGCTTTGCTGTACTCAGGTACTTCATATTCCATATTGTCCTCCTCTGCCGGGGCGGAAAAGCGTAAAGGAAAAAACCGCCCCGACAATTCCCATTCTAATAAGGTTTACCAATCTGTCAATACCTGATATAAATAATGTATGTTTTTATCTGATTACTTGATACAAGAGAATATGTCTCAGGGTGAGTTTGCGAGGCAGTGTAAGCTATCGGCGGCCGCTGTTTCTCGTATTATAAATGGGCAAAGATTTCCTAGCCCTGAGACTATGTACACAATTCTTATCGCCACTGGCGGAAAGGTAGGGGCAGATGACTTTTTCAGAGAGAGAGTTGCTAGACGGAGTGGCAATAATAACGTGTCCTGATTGCGATGGCGATGGTCAGGTGGAGTATGAGGTTGGCGAGCCTGATTGGGGTGCGCCAAGAGGCGGAGAGTTAGTAGGCCGGGTTATGACTTGCGAGCTATGCGAGGGGTCTGGTGAGCTGGAGGTGCAGATTGAAGAAGACGAAATGCAAATCATTGTCCAGCTCGAAAACACCGGGTCAATCCATTAAAGTTGTGAAGTATTCACATCTTTGTGAACCCGTGCCTCAGGGTTGGAAAGCATATCCTATGCAGGGATGGCACGGTAAAATGGGCAGGGTAATTTTAGTAAAGGAAAAGTAGATGGGCGGAGCAAAAGACTGGGAAGCGCAAGTGCGAGACCATAAGAGACAGTGGGCAAGATGGAATGAAATTTGTCCTCCAGGGTTTGAAGACGCAGTTATCAAGGAGCATATTACTGGCAAGCAGCCAGAGCGTCCTGAGTATGACATCAAGTCTGGCGGAAGTTCATTAGATGACTAATGGCAGAAACAAGGGGGCTGCCTTCGAGCGTGAAGTCGCGGCTCTGATAGACCAGCATCTAGGCGTAAGGGTCAAGCGTGACCTTGAACAGTACCGGGAAAGCCAGCATGGCGATTTGCTTGGGCTGGATGGCTGGGTAATTGAGTGCAAAAGATACGCTATGGCCAATGGTGGTCACTATCATCGTGACTGGTGGCAACAGGTAACAGATGCCGCTATTTCTCTGCAACAAGAACCCGTTTTGATATACAAGTATGACCGGGCTGGTATTCACTGTGTTGTCAGGCTCGGGCTGGTCAACCCCGAATATGCAAGCACAGACTATACTTGCACGGTGTCTTTCTCTGCATGGTGTATGCTGGTCAGAGAGAAGATGTGCGAGGGTATTGACGCGGATTTAAATCCATGATAATTCACGGGAGTGAAAACGCAGTGCTTAGCTGTAGTGCTAAGCAGAGTA